CAAATTTATAATTCTTTCTATCTGAGTGATGTTGTACGTTATCTGATACTTTTATTAATTGTACTATTCTGTCGTCATCAGAATATACCCAATCGCCTTGATTTGCAATCCTCCAATCTGGATGGACTACCATATTAGGATAGTCTTTTTTAAATTCGTCTATATCCTCATAGACAAAATGGTCAATACCTTTAATTGCTCTTTTCTCTGGCATCCAATATATCTTTATTTTTCAATTCTTCTATTTGTGATATTAAATTATCAATTAATGAATTAACATCTTGATGTATCATAAATACATTACCATCTATTTCTAATGGAATCATGCTTTCTGAAAGATTTTTTAACACAGCTTCTTGTGTCTTTATTGGGAGTTCTGATAGTTCTTCTATTAAGTCAGCCATATCTATTTTTTTGTACATACCTTTTATTATCCCTTTCCCTACCACCCTTTAATCTAATACATTTGTCAAGCTTGCCCAAGTTGTATTTACTAAAAAAATTACACTATTTTGATATGTAGCCTTTTTCCTATGTATACCCCCTATATGGGGGATTTCATAAATAACTTTTTAGTTATTTTTCATTTAGATTATTATTAATAATAATTAATTAACTTAACAGTCACATAAGGAGAATAATATGGGCTTACCAAGAAAAGTGTACTCAGAGGCAGCTGACGAAGTCGAGGCTAAACATCTGGCAGCAGTGCAGAAGGCTACGACTAAGAGAGGTTGGAACGCCACATTCGGTCAACCTATCAAGAGTATCAGAGACCTTACGCAGGATTACAATGCTAAGATGAAGTCAATTGACCAGATGTGTACTAATGCTGGACATGAGAGTCTTATAATACCTGAAGAAGAAGTAGTAGAAGTTCAGCGTAGACAATAAGATTCATTAGGATGGGGGTGAAGTTTAGTAGCCCCCACAACCTATTAAATTTAAGTAAATTATACGTTTAATTGTCTAATGTTGGTACTATGTCGGAGAGTGTATCATGTATATACTTTCATATACAATATCTTCTGTATTTGCATTAACTTGGGCATTAACTGTGAGATAATAATTATAAGCATTGTTACAATACCCGCAGCTACAATTGTCATGGTATAAGGACTCCGCATCCTAACGTAGCAATGCTTTACTTTGACGTAGATGGCTTAATAAAGTAGATGTGCCAGATAGATGAAGAATGTAAACTACAAGAGAACACCAAGATGTCTATGATGGGCTAATATTAACGTAGCATAGTTCTTACTGCGTCACAACTTTTGGAGAGTAACAAGATATGTGCATTAGCTCTTGTGAAAAAAGTCAGACCTCTCTCCATAAATTTTAAACAATAACAAGGAGTAAATAAATGGTAACAATTAAAGAGTTAAAAGAAAGTGTTGGTGATAGGATAGTTAAAGTGCATACAGAAGGACAAGTAACAATTATTACTATTCCTAATGGTAGAGTTAAGATTATGCCTAATCATCGTAAACCGTAAACTATTTGGGGTGTAAAAATAATAATTAGCCTCTTTATTTTTCATAAAGATAATTCATCTTTATAAAAGAGGTGACTATGGAGTTTGGTTTGGCAACCTGCAGTTATGCAATCACCCCGAATCTTTAAAAGGAGTAACTATGAATCCAGTGCAAGAGTTTGCAGTACATTTTATATCAATGATTGTATTATGTGTTGGAGCTTTATATTGTATTTATCAATTAATATTATTAGACAATAAGGAGCAACAAGATGACTGATGTAGAAAAAGGATTAATTAATGGGTATAAACCAAACAGATTATCTTTTTACATAATATTATTAAGAACAGGTAGGTATACTGAACTTGAAAAAGCATTGTATAAAGATATGGAAAAGTATAAGGAGAAAGATGATGAGTAAACCAAAGTTGTTTGTAAAACATAAAGATGATATAATCATAGAATTAACAAGAAGACAAGACAAAAGAATGGCAGATACTGCAAAGAATAAGATACCAAGAGCTGTTAATCATGGATGGATACAAGCATTAAAATGGACATTAGATTTTGATGCATTTTATAATACAAAGGAAGATAATCTATTATTAGAATTTCTTGCAAAACAAGATGATAAAGAGTTTGTTAATAAAATTGATGAATTAACCAATAAAGGAGACATTGACAATGACAACAACACAAACAAGTAGATTGGCATATAAAGAAATCAATGAAGAAGGTACTTCAAGAAATCAAAAAGATAGAATATTAGATATGGTCAATAGAGACAATACAGGCAATGGAATGTCCCTTAGAGAAATATCTGCCTTCACTGGTATAGAAATAAATGCTGTTAGCGGTAGGGTAAACGATTTAAAGAATGAACGTAAACTAAAAACAATTAACAAAAGAAAATGTAGTCTTTCAAAAAGATTAATATCTCCTGTGATGCTTACAACAAGTCAAGATAAAAAAGACTTAGAAGATGAAGATAAATTGAAATTATTACTTAGAATGTATGGGTATAAAGAGGTATCTATTAATGTTAATTCAAATAATCAAAAAAGTGTTAGAATTGGATATTATGGATATATTAAACCTGCGGATTTAGACAAAATTCATATAAATTGTAATATAAGGTTAAAAGAAGCAAATATTTGGGATGATGATTGTGGAAATAAATACTGGTATGAAATTAAATAAGGAGAAAGAAATGATAGCAAGTAAAAATTCAATACCATCTTTACAATATGATAATGACCAAGATACAAATTCATTATTAGAAGATGAAGAATACAATCAATATAAAAATGAAGTATTCCTTTATTTAGAAAAGTTAAGAGAAGATGGATTAACAAATATGTTTGGAGCTGGTTCATTTATAATGGCAGATTTTGAAGTAAGTAGGTCTGTTGCTCATAAATATCTAGCAGAATGGATGGAATCATATAAAGGAGAGAACAATGATAAATAAAGTAACTAAAAAAGAATGTATGGATGCGATTGAGTATTTATTCGAAGAAGGATTTATAGAAGACATGAGGTCCGATGCTAGACATTATACAAAAATATTATTAAATAAAGTAGCAAATAGCTATAAACTAAAACTAGTATGGAAAGGAGAAATAAAATGAGATATTATTGGGAAGCATTATTTAGTACAGAATATTTTCCATATTGGGAATTTAGTATGTTAATGGTATTGGCATTAAATCTTAGCGTCTTGTGGAGAGTAAATAGAATAGAAAATGAAATTGAAAAACAACAGGAATTATTACATCATATTATAGATGAAGTAGAAGAATAAAATTGGGCCTCTCAGTTTAGCGAAGCGCAGTATCTGAGCAACATGATGTAGACTTTGTCTGAAATGTTATACAAAAACTTAACAGGTTCATGAGAATATAGGCTGGCATAAGTGCGCACATTATATGTCAGCTTATATTTTGATTGATTCTAAACCTTGATATTATTAAATTTAAGACACATTTAGGGAGAAAATAAATGGACATACAAGATATATATTCTGTGTATTTAAAATATAAAAATTCACTTAGGGAAAGAGATAAAAACGTATTTCATGCTTCGTCTTCTGGTAGTTGCTATAGAAAACAAATGTATTCTTATTACGATTATCCTTTTGATGAAATAGATGGTAAGTCATTAAGATTGCTTAGACTTGGTACTCTTGTGCATGAAGATTTAGAAAAAGCAATGTCAATGTATCAAGATAAACTTGTCGATATGCAAGAAAAAGATTCTCCATTACAAAAAATTATTCATATAGAAGAAAAAGTAAAAATTGAAGATTTAGATGTAGTAGGAACATTTGATGCTGGCGAAACAATAACAAATGGTATAGATAAAGAATTTAAATTGTATGATTACAAAACAGTAGCCGCTTACAAATGGCAAACTAAGTTTGGACATACAAAAAATAGAGTTCCCAATTCAGATACTAATTATAAACTTCAATTAGGTACATATGCTCTTGCTGTTAAAGAAAAGTATAATGTAAGTAAAATTACAATGTATCTTGTATGGTACAATAAAAATACATCATTAATGAAAGAACAAATAGTATATAATGAATGGATTGAGAAAGCATTTGAGTATTGGACAGAAGTATTCGAAATGAAAGAAGACATGGGTAAAGGATTTGAAGATGAATTAATCCCAGAATTTACTTATGGAGTTCCTGTACAAGATTGGGAATGTAGATATTGTCAGTATTATAGTATTTGCCCCAGTACTTTAGCAGATAAAAAACCAAAATATTAACAAGGAGTAACAATGAGCAATAATAACGATATAATAGTAGTAGACCAGCAAACATTAGAGGCTACTGATACAGTAAGAATAGCAATAACAGACAAACATAAAAAAGTATCTAGAATTAAAACACCTAAACCTTTTATTAAAAAGAAAATGGGATTGGATTATGTAGAATTTTCCTACATGAGAGATGTCGCAGATAAAGAATTTCCTGGTTGGTCTTGGACAATAGAAAAAACTGAAGTATTAGGAAGCGAAGCTTTCGTTGTACAAGGTAGATTGAAATGGTATGATGAAGGTATTTGGAGAGAGGCAGATATGGTAGCAGCTCATAGAATACAGAAGAAACGTGGTACAAATGAATTTGTTGATATTGGTAATGATATTAAAGCATCTAATACGGATTGTATTAAGAAAGCATTTAATATGTATTTAAATATTGCAGATGATGTATATCGTAATCAAGTTGAAGACCTTCAATTATCTGATGAGCAAAAAAGTGATATGCTCGTACTTGCTAGTGAAATTAGTGAAGATAGAATGGAACAGATACATGATTTAATAAAAGAACAAGCAGTAAATACAGCAAATTATAGTTCATCAATGAAGAAACTAGAGAGAGAGGTAGAGAAAAAAAATGAGACAACTGAATAGTAGTTACGATGATAGTCTTCTAAATAAAGAAGAATGTTATACAATTGGTACTAATGATGGCAAAGAATTTAGAAGAGTAGTTTATAAAGGAACTAAACTTCTGAATGGTAAACCTATGATGGTATTTAAAACAGAAGAGAATACATCCTTAACTGTTAATCCGTCATTTCATACATTCACAATAGAAGAACTTCCATTACCTCAACCAGAGGACTTAGAAAATCAAGTGGATGTTCACATTCAAAACAGAATAAAAATGGAGAGATAATAATGGGAAAAATATCAAGAAAAGATAGAGACGATTTAATTAATGGAGGAGTTCTTTCAAAGACTGCTTTAAATGAACTAGAAAAGAAAAATCTAGTTGCTAAAAGTCGTATATCTATAAAAAGATTCATGAAAACTGCTGATGGTAAGTTTGTAGAACCACAACTTTACTTTCGTGGAGCAAAAGGAACAACTCCTTCTAAGAAGATGGAAGAGTTCACAAATCAATATGACAAATTGATTGAGAAATACACAATAACAAAAACAAACAATAAATAGGAGAAACAATGGCTAAAGAATTAGATGCTATTTTCAACCCAGAAGACCAATGGGTTCCAACAGAAGAAGGAACTTATCCAGCTCATATTGCTACTTTATCTACTAAAGAAGTAAATACTAGAGCGGGAGAAGCAATTGTTGTCAATATGACATACAAAGTTGCTGAACAAGTCGAAGAAGTAACTCAACTAGTATTTGAAATGGATGGATACAACTATAAGAAAGACCGTAGTGGTAATCGTATTCCTATTGAGAATGGTGGAGGTGAACAAAAAGAAGTAAAATGTACACATCTTAAAGATAGAATGTTTTACGATAATGGATTCTTCGTATTTACTGATTCATCTTCAGCTAGTAAGAATAGCAGATACTTTCAACTACTTGAAAATCTTGGTGTTGAATGTGAAGACAATAAAGGGATTAAGAAATTAGTCCTTCTTGAAGATGAAGATGTTATTGGGAAGCCAGTACATATTACATTAAAGAGACAAGAATATGTCACAAAAGAAACTCGTGATTTACCAGTAGACCAACAAGAAAAACGTAGTACGTTTAAAGTTAATACTGTTGAATTATGGGATGGAGGAGAACAATTATCCGTTGATGAAATGGATGAGGACGTTCCTTTCTAAATAATAAAAAAAGGGTTTTTATTCTAGGGTTATGCAAAGGTAAATTAAAGACGAGGGTAGTCAATGATATATATATATCTCTCTCGTCTTTCCCTTTCTCCCAAGGCGACTACCCTCAAATTTTCAAGGAGAGAGAATGAAACAATCAACTGCATTAATTAGATTAACAAAATCTGAAATAGAATCAGTTATTATTGCTTTACAATTTACAGAAGACTCATCTGAGTTTTTTGAATCAAAAGCATCACATTATGGAAAAATAAAAAATGATTTTATTAAAATAAAAAAGGATATAAGACGAGGAGAAAGAAACATTGAAACCGAAAACAAAACAGAAGAAGAAAATAGAACAGGTAAAGGAACTTGCAAGGCTTGCTCTGATTGATAAACCTAAATGGGTGCCTGCTAAAGGATTCATATACTTAAACGATGTTACTGTTGGTCAATTAGTTGATACTCAGAGTGGGTTAAGAGCCATTGTTGTTGAGCATGGAAATTGTTCAACTACAGTTTTAGTGTTAAAAGCAAATAATCATAGGTCCGAAGATAGACAGTTTTATTTAGGGAAACATAGATGGGGGCCTCAAACTGAAGTAAAAATAATAGGAGACTAAAATGAAAAAACCGTTAATGACTATTGGATTAGAAGAACTAGATTTAATGAGACATAATGGAATAACAGAAAGACAAGTAAATTGGTATGAAAAAGGATTAACAAAAATAAGAGATAAAATAGCAAGCGAAGGAATTAAGTTTGTAGATGTTAGAGAATTATTAGATATTGTAATTGTTTATCTTGATGGTGAACCTACAACAGCAGATAAATACAATAATGAAATTTAAAAATTTACCAAAAGGTTCTTGGTCAACTAAAAGTAAGGATGCTAAAAATGC